CAAATTCCTCTTCAGGTTCCTCACGACGAGGTCTCCTACCAGATCTACGTCTGGGCTCTTCTTCAGGTTCATCCTCTGGCATATCATCTGGCTCATCTTCAGGCTCTTCACGATTGGGCTTTCTTCTAGGTCTACGTCTGGGTTCCTCTTCAGGTTCGTCTTCAGGTTCATCCTCTGGCTCTTCACGACGAGGCTTCCTGCGAGGACGGCTCTCAGGTTCATCTTCTTCATAGGAACGTTCCTTTCCTCTACGACGAGGACGAGGTGGCAATTCCTCATCACCTTCATCATCCTCAAGTTCAGAATCAGGCATACCATAAAAAATAGCTTCTAAAGCCTCATAACTATATAGTTTTAATAACTGGTCGAGCATAGGTCCTTGTTCAACAATTTCAGGAGGATATTGTTTTTTCCTCTCAACAAAATCAATCCTATCTGCAGTCAAGAAAGTATAGTTGTTGTATTTATCTTCTATAAACCTGATTTTCAAGGACAATCCATCATCTGGAACTGCAAAGTCCATATACCAATCTTCCCCTTCCCTTAATTCCGTGTCAAGTTTCTTACCGAACAAGAAGTAAGAAATATCCCACAACATTATCCTTCTATGAGGGTCATGCACATCTACCACCCTAAATAATTGCCTTTCACGAGGCCTTAACCTTTCAATCTCATCACGATTCTTTTTATAATCCTCCTTCATTAAACGAGCCCTATATTCACATATTGGGCAAGGCTTTTTAAATGTACCTGGGCACACATAAGATCTTTCATCAGGCCCTATACCACTGTGAAGATAATATGTCATCTCCCACCAAATGTCTCCTTTAGCAAACCCCATTGGATGGTTATCAACAGTGATGACATAAGGAATAATATCAATAACATTAATACCTTTCACCGGATCCCACCATTCTGTACCCTCAGGAATATTTTGGAACTTGGTGGAATCAGTCCCTTCCTTGGCTTTCAACCTCTGGTTGATTTTCTTACGAAGGGCTTTCCTAAAATCAATTTTTCTGGGTTTGGCCATAAATTAACCTCCTTTTTCTATTCTTAATTTATGATGACTTGATTATTATTTTAGATAAAAACTTCCCCAAAAATGTAAAGAAAATTACTGAAATTTTAACTAACAAAAGCAAAGGCCACAACATGAAAATTACAGCTAACAAAAAGTAATCAAAATTACTCAAATGTTTTACCTTGATATAAGGGGTAAGGAAAATCCTAAAAAACAAGATGCCAAAAATAATATATGAAATAATTGCAATACTGTATTCCTTCATATATCCTAATCCTGGTTTTTATTTTTATTTAACCTATCCCTTATATGTGTATTTATAGAAACAAACTCAAGGTTTTCATCTAATAAACGCCTTTCAACAATTTTTTCTGCAAGCAATTCCATAGTATTTAAACGAGGATTCTCAGGAGACGCAAAATATTCCATGGATAATAACCTAACCAGATTTTCTAGAGTGTATTTCCGCTGTTCAACAGCTCTTAAAGCAACTTGTAAATAATCCACTTCCTTCTTGGCATTGGCAAGGTTTCTTAATACCTTTCTGTATTCTGGAATAGTAGAAATTTTTGTCATTATTGCAGTATCAGTTGGTTTATCTATACCATAACTGGCTGGATCAGTCTTTATAGCATGAAACAATTTTCCTTTTATGTAATCTAGCTTATCTTTCAATTTATTATATTTCTCTTGAGCTTCAACAAGTAGTTCCCCATATTTTGCATATAACATAGGTTGTTGTAACCACTCAACATCAAGACGATTAACATCAATAAATAAATCTTCCTTTAATGACATAACTTATTCTCCTTAATCCTCATCCTTCAGGCAGGCTTCATAACAACCCATAATAAATTTAGGCCAGGGGCTGTCATAAACAGGGTCTTTTAATGTAAACATTACTTCAAATGCTCTAGGAGAGTCCTTTTTTAATAAAATGGTAGAACAATAACTTAATATTAAACGACGCACAGATTCAGGGTCCTCTCCTTGGTCTTTCAATTCCTTTAAAATAGGACGGACTCTATCCCAACTATTTCCTTTAATAAGCAATCGACATAATTCAATAGCATCTCTTTCTACCTTATCAATAGCACTATAAATTAAAGAATCTATATTATCAGTCTTATCCAAATCCTTATCAATAATTTTTGATAATGCAACTAATGCTGTTCTTGGCCTTCCATCTGCCATTTCTGCTATTTTTTTCAAAATCTCAACCGGAATCTTCTTATTTTCCTTCTTTACAACAGATCTAAGTAACCTGATACAATCTCTACTGGATAAAGGTTTTACTTCAAGATGTAACGCCCTATCAATTAAAGTGGGAACTAGATATTGAGGGTCAGTAGTTGCAAGAATAAATAAAGTATGTTCATAAGGTTGTTCCAATAATTTAAGTAATGCTTCCTGAGCATCCTTAGTTAACCTATGACACTCATCAAGAAACCATGTCCTAATTGGACCCGCAGTAGGAGCAATCGATGCTTTTTGACGTATATCCCTCGCTGTATCAATCCCTCTGAAAGATGCAGTATCTAATTCCATAAAATCATATTCCATATTACAATCAAATTCTTTTGCTATAATCCTGGCAATTGTGGTCTTTCCACAACCTCTAGGACCCGTGAGTAAAAAAGTCCTTGGACGTTCATTGGCAGGTCTTGCAAATACTCTAGTTAATATATCTTTAACATCATCATTCCCATAAATTTCATCTAAAGATTGAGGCCTATATTTTACATGTAGCATAAGATAACACTCCTTTTTAAAACATTATTAAATATATGTAGATATATAGAATGGAAAGGAGAGTGATATGTATATCCCAAAAAACTTCTCATTAAAAGAATTTTTGCCAAAAGATTTTTATGAAGAAATGTTTCCAAAATATGGAAATAGATTATGGCTAATATTTGACAGAACAGGACTACAAACTGTTCAACAACTACGAAACACATATGGTAAAATGCTCTGTAATGATTGGCCTTATGGAGGTAAGAATCAATATAGAGGATATAGACCACCTTCCTGTAAGATAGGAGCTCCTTTATCTCAGCATAGATTTGGGAGGGCATGGGATTTGATTCCATTGGAAACTCCTTTAGAAACTATCCGCCAACATATAATTGAAGGAAGATGGCCTACAATCAAAGGATTAGAATTAAATGTATCATGGCTACACATAGATTTTAGAAACTCTGATAAATTAGTCACCTTCACACCATAACACCTGTATATATTTTTGCAGGAGTATGTAATCCAGGATATGTGGAATTGTCATAATGAGATTCAAATAAATTTTTCAAAATAGAGAATATTTTTTTATTTCCTTTGATTTTGGCAATAACTTTATCAAATTTACTCTTGAGTACTGCAGAGGATACTTTCATCCTATTAGCAACACTTACAAAAGTTTCTTTTTTGTGATTAAATAATCCTAAGCAAGAGCATAAAATCTCATATTCTTCTTTTGACAGAAAATCAATTAATATTTCTCTGAAGCGTCTCCATTCTTCTTTAACCTCCCACTGAGCTACATTAGATTCATCAGCTATGTGATAGGCATTATGTAAATTATTTTCCATAGAATCATCATCATAATCAACATCAGTAATAGTTGAGGGGGAACAAGTTGTGTTGAAAAGATAAATTTCTTCATCTGTTAACATATTCTTTTTATATTTTTTACACAATGTATCCCTTTTATTATATGGTACATACACAAGATACGACTCATTTATTACACCTTTAACAAGTAGTGCATCCTTTAATTGAAAATTATACAGAGTTATAAAACTTGTTTTCCTACTAAAATCATAAGTATGAACAGTCATCAGCAGCGCTTCTTTACAACAGGCTTTAACATCATCTAATGACAGGCCTTGTATAGGATGAGCTCTGTTATCAATTAAATATTGATAATGTTTACAAATAGGAATGACAAAATCCTTATTATATGCATCAAGTGCAGACTTTAAATGGTCTCTTATTGAATGAATATCCTTTTCTGAATGTAAATTATATTCCTGTTTGATATAAGATAATGGTTTGCTTTCTAAATCTTTAATAGCCCGAGAGCATCCTCTTACTAATAGAAATCTGGAAGGATGAATTATTTGTTTCAATAAATCTAGGTAGGAATTGTCCCAATGCTCAATCATTGAAATTATTTCTTTGCGGTTGCGGACAATTCCTAATTTACTCTGAAATTTATTAACACGCAAAACAGGCAAAATTTCTCTTTTCCAGAAAATAGGAAAACTGGTTACTATAGGGGATACAGATTCACAAAACCTATCAGCATATTTCTTGTAAGATTTAATTGATAACCTTTTTCTCATTGTTTTACCTCCTATTTTAAAGGTTATTTATATACCTATCCTTACCATGTTGATTAATATAATAATAAATTTTAATTGACTTGTCAAGTAAAAAATTAAAAAAATTTGTTACCACTCAAAAAGGATTCTAATTCTGCGTTTGAATTTAGTTATAGGTAGAACTAAATGAGTTGAAGATTGAGGTGCATATCTCTTGATTGCATCATAAGTAACAGAATGGTTCCATTCTGTGAGGTGGACTGTTCCTCTCTTGTGATCATATCTTGATATAAGATAATCTAACCCCTCATATCTAACAATGGAAAATGGCCTTATCATATGTATTACTCCTATGAAATCTCAAAATATTCTAGACTATTCCTTGTGAGGATAATAAGAAAAAAATGTCTTGTCAAGAGTAAAAATAAAAATTCTATAATTTTTTACCTCAACTCTTATTTGATAAGGTTTTATAGGAAGGATATAATAGAAGACATAATGGATCAGGACCCTTAAGTAATGAACCATTTTTCAGGATTCTTTGAGCTGTACAGCCCCCTCTACACAAATCTAAGAAATGGCATTTATTACAAAAACTAATTTGGATAGGATGAACATTACGCAATTCCTTTAGGAAATCATTTGCCTGCCATATCTCTATCAAAGAATCTTTAAAAATATTTCCAAGCCTAGCAATAGGAATGTCTTTAAATGCAGGACAAGGTATAACACTTCCATCTGCCATTATATCTAGAGAAAAAATTCCTGCATGACACTCATGAACTTCAAATTGTCTTGGATACTTAATGTTTACCATATTGAAAGGACATCCTACTCGTATAGCAGGATGAGAGTTACTCTGTGCCAAGTCATATACAGAATCAAAAAATTTTAAATATTCTGCACTTCCCATCTCTAGAATGGATTGATTATATCTAGCCCTACCTTGAAGAACTAAACGTAGAAGAGCTAATTCATCTACATACAAACCTTTCAAAAAATAATAAATTTGCTCTATCTGAAAATAATTTTGTTTATTAGGAACAAAATGAATACCTACCCATAAACCAATTCCTTTACTATAGATGATGCTATCAATTAATCTAGTGAACGCTTCTTGTTTTCCTACTAACATATCATGAACGTTCGCTAATCCCTGGCAATTGAAAACAATCTTTTTTAAACCTATTCTCTGTAATTTATTGAGAATATTCTGGATATCATAAGAATCTGGAAGGACACCCGATGTGTATACAATTACATCCAGATCCCTATCTAAAGCATAATCAACTATATCAATAAGTTCTGGATGCATAAGGGGCTCACCACCAGATAATTCAAGTAATTGTCCTCCTAACATACAAAAATCATCTATGACTTGCTTGATTAATGAGAAAGAAAGATAGTTTTTACATTTCTTCCTAACAAAATCATCAAAGGAGGAGCAGTAAATACAATTTAAATAACAATCATTCACTATTTCAAAACACAACTCTCTTAGTTCCATTTTTACCTCTATCTGGTATGAATTTATAAGAATCTCTTTTGACTTTAAAAATTATAAACTTTCCTTCCATTCTTTTTTCCATTGAAGTTTATCACGCTTGCGGTTATATTTTTTCTTATTTTTATGAATCATAGTGGGTGGAGGAAAACCCACCATAGCTCTGGCTTGTCTCTTATAGGTTTTGATATCAGGTTTGATTGAAATTTTTTCTTTTTTTATTTTCACCTTTCCTCTCCAAAAATGTTTCATATATTACCTATGTGAAAGTAAGTTTTGCCCAACCAATAAACCACTTCACCCTTACAGAAGGGGTCTTCCTACCCACAAAAGATAAAACACAATATTAGTTGAGTTTTTATGTCTAACTCTTGTATTGTCCCTCTTATTTTTGAAACAGGTTGTTTTATATCCATACCAAACCCCTAACTAAAAGTTCTCAAAATTAACTTTTTGCCATCATATAATTCATTTCATACATTCTGGTAAATCCTTGATATAATGAACCCAATTACAAAACAAACCATAACACAGACAAGAAGTTTCAAAATTTCAATGAAAGAAAGTGAGCTAACAAACAATACAAGTACAAAAGCAATAAAGGCTAAAAGGACTGAAGCTAACATTGAGACTATAACTTTAATAACTAAATTCATATCCTTAGAACCCTCATCCTTTTGTATCAAAACAAACAACACACAAAAAATAATGAAAAACATTATTGAAAATATGTAATTTTCAAGAAATACCATAACATTCCTCCTTTATTTTCAGAAATTCTGTAATCATTTCTCTTCAAAAACCATATTATTGATTACATCAGTTACTAATATTATACCCCAGGCTAGATTTATCATAGGTAATATACACAACACCCAGCCCAACAATAGACTACGACACCTTTTTTCATATATTAGATATAAATAGGAAGAACATCCTACTATGAAAGGTATAATATAAACCAATATGAACAAAACCATTATATCTCTCCAATTTTCAATAATTTTTCTTAATTTTTTCATAACCCTTCAAAAATTTATCAGATTTGTAGGAACAAAACTTATCATCACTCATCTTAATGAATATAATCTCCTACACATACTGATACTATCCTTTTTGGAATTTCAATAGCAATTTTTCGTAATAAATAATATTTCTACCATTGGAGGAGTGTTTATACTTCAGATGTCTAATTTTTCTTTGTCCAAAACTCAAAACTTTACCTATGTTGTCACCTGTTCACTTTATCCTATAAATCTTCTTTTAAAGGACACCAATCAGGTATTGGAACCCATTCCTCTTTCAATTCCAAACGGTTAGGATTATTAGGATTATCCCAATCCCAATCATCAATGATTCGTCTACCTGCAAGGGTACAATTGTATCCACTATCAACACTTCTATCATAGTAAGGGTCATATTGACAGTAAGGACAAACAAAACATGTTGAGATTTCCCTGTCAATCTTCACTCTGACCGTTGTCATAAATTACCTCCCTCTTCAATAACTAAAAATATATTTCCAAAATCAATATACCTTCATCTATCTAACTTCCAAGGTAAACATTTACCTTACGTATAAAATGAGGAGACATTAAAGATTTTAATCCATATTTCTTACAAAATTTCATCCAATCCCCTATGTCAATACTAGCTTTTGTCAAATTAATCTTATCATATAATGACTCATCAAAAGGCAATTTAACTAAAGGTTTCCATTTCTTATAAACATCATCTAAACTATCTTTTATTCTTTTATAATAAACTGAGGTATCAGATAATTCTCTATTTAAATATTTGATTGCAGATTTCATACCAACATTTTTAACACCTGGGACATCATCAGAGGAGCATCCTGCTATGGCTTTAACCATCATCCACTTATTAGGAGTAATATTATATTGCTCTTTCAGTTTAGAACCAGTCATCTCTTCTTTAGGCTTGATTAATTGAATAATATTCCCTTTCATATCTAATAATTGAAACAAATCATTATCACTGCTTATAATAAATATCTTATTAGTCTTACCATATTTCTTACATATAGTCGCGATTATATCATCTGCCTCATAACCATCAAATTCAAATCCATTCGGATATTTTAATAAAAACTTCTTCAAAATACTGAGTTGCATATATGTAGACTCCCTAAATGCTATTTCTTCAGGAGTGTCAACTTTTTTTCTTCCTTCTTTATAACCTGAATATAATTCCTTCCTTTTTGATTTTCTGGAGTCCCAACAGAATACAACATAATCAATGTTATATCCTTTTTTATGTATATAATCAAAATCTGAAATGATTTTTTTGAAAAATCCATATAATACTCCAGTATCAACACCTTCATAAGCTAATCCATACAACTTGTAAGCACATGACCATGCTACACCTGAGCAGTCTATTAGTACAATAGTTTTATTAGTCAACATATAAAATCTCCTTTTTGTTAAATAATAGAAACCTTCTATTATACAAACAAGCAAACAGTCAAACAATAAAAGGAGGAAAATATGAGAAATACACCTTTTGACACAATGACAAACTGTTCATTCAGTATTGATGTTGAATTTCTTGGAAAAAATACAATAATCATTAAGGCACAGTGTCATAGAGGATTATCATATATGTACATAACAGAGAAGAAATTGTTTCCTTTCCTCACTAAGGCACACATAAAATCTATAGTCAAAAAAATAATTAAACAAGCAAAAAAAGGATGTGAACTGTATAATCATCATTGCTTGACTTCTATTGATACAAGGTTACAAGAAATCAAAACAGACTGCAACAAAAATATGAATCCTCATTGTGTATATAACTTCATCTAGTATCACTTCATAAAACCTCACCTTGTCAACCAGTTGCCTTCACACCTTTCAAAAGGAGGACATCAACCAAACCAGTCCTCCTTTCACCTGAAAAGTAATTTATTAAATTCAAACCTACAAAGATTTTTTAGGTAGAAAACATCATAGGAACCTGTAAGGAAAGATGGGATATCAAAAAACTTGAGATATTTTATGATAAACAAGTCATTCAATGAAGTTGAATAGAAAAGTAACTACGCCAAATTGATTAACCGGTTAGCTAATTTCAATACCATTTTATACTTATAAAGTCCTGTGATCAATTTCTTAGGTATGCCTGTAATCCCATAATAGGAACCAGCAATCATTCCATACAATGCTCCAACAGAATCTGCATCACCTCCTCTATTCACAATATCAACTAAACCATCATGAAAATTATCATATTTTCTGAAACAATGTAATGCAATTGCCAACCCTTCAACAACATAAGGGGAAGGGAATCTTTTATCATTATACTTGGTTAGTTTGCCTATATACATATCATATATATCTTTATTTTTAAATTCTTTTCTATGCCATCTATCATCAAAAGGTTTATAAGGAATAAATGAGGACTTATCATACATATCATAAAAATTACCTAATACCACTGAATATAACACCTTGACACAATCAACACAATCTGGATGGATATGAGTAATTTTACAACACTCAATGGCAGATTTCAAACAGGTCTCAGGATCACTAGCATAAAAAACAAGTATGGGAGCTAATCTAACAATACCTCCATTCCCAGCAGAATACTTTTGGTACCTATTTATAAAGGTTCCTGTAGATTTATAATACCCTATTGCCTGACTAGTAGTTATTCCTACATCAAATGGAAGGCCAAGAGTCGTATATTTTCCTTCAAACAGCCACTTTACATATTCAGATGCAACATGATGCTTATCAAATTCTTTTCTATTTATAATAGAAGCCATTGTTGCAAGGGTCAATTCTCCATCATCCGTAAAACATCCATTAGGAATTTGATGGACATAAGGGGTTCTATAATAGACTACCTTTTCATCAATAGATTGAGGTCTGACAAACTCAGTAACCGCACCTAAAGCATCCCCTACAAACGTTCCTATGATTGCACCTAACATCTTATCTTTTGCACGACGATTCATGTCAAACCTCCTATCAAACTGATACAATTTTAACCTTGATATTATCAATTTCAGGGTTTGATTTTAAATCAGTCAATAGTTTTAATAATTGATTGAGTACAAAGTATAAAACTGTAGAAGATATATCAATGAGACGTTCCTGTAAAAAATATTCAAAATCTTCTGGAGAAGAAAATTCTTGTTCTTCCAACACTGAAGATTCCTCTTTTAACAACACATGTAATTCTGCCGTTCCATTTATAATAATGATAATTTTTTTCATATGAACCTCCTGAAATCATATTCTTTGTATGACAAAAATATAGAAAATATTGAAATGAATTCATAAAACATATGAAAATAAATAACTAAAGATTAGAAAGACAACAAGAGAGGTATAATATCATGGCAAAAAGAAAGAAAAATCCTTGGTTAAATCCTCGCACAAAAAAGATGGTTAAAGGGACATTAAGAGTAACCAAAAAAGGAACGACATTTGTAGAGCCTCATTTACATGAATACCCTAAAGGAATGGAAACAAAAGAAACAAAGAAAAAGAAGAAAAAAGAAAAACCAAAAGAAGAGTTACAAGTTTCAAAGAAAAAAAGAGAAGAACAAATAAAACAAGCCAAAGAAGAAATGGCATGTAGACTAGGTGTATAACAAATCATATAGGAGGAAAATAATGTATACAGTAGCCATCGGAGATGTATTCCCATATTATCGTATAGGATATGATAAAGCACCTACAATAAAAGATTGTGTGTATAAATCCCTTGCAATCAAAGTACCTAAAATAGAAAAATATAAAGAGGAATTATTGAAAAACACTCCAGATTTAGAAGGAACTGATGAAATTCAAGAAGGATTACCTTTAATAGACAATGACTTGTTATTAAGTGATAGTGATATTGGCTCCGTAAAAATTTTGGAGAAAATGTCTGATAATATTATTATATTACAAACTGAAGTAGAAAGAGATGATCTAAATGATTGGTATAAAATAAATGAAATCTTATACGGAATTCCAGAAGAGATTCAGTTAGGAAAAAATTATATAATTCTAGTGAGACCTGCACTGTATGATGAACTAATAAAAACTGCTGGAGACATTGTATTATATGCTTTAGATGAAAAACAAATCAAAGATGCCATTGAAGGGCTATACATGTACTATCTAGCAATAAAAAAACTTGTTCACGACGGGGCAAATTATCAAAGGTATCAAGCATTATTACGTTCCATAGATTCTGCTGGATTAGCTTCCGCAGCAAGAATAAGAGGAATTCCTGGATTGAACTTCAAAGCAGTTATGTTCTCTGAAGTAGCTCCATCAATTTATCCTTTCAGGTATATAATAGGAAAGGATACAAAAGAACTAGAATGGAAAATATTAATAGCAGTATTGAGAGTATTAGCAAAAGAAAAAAATATATTCAAGATAATCGAAAAAATTCAAAATATTGATTTAAAAGAAAGAGCAGAAACATTGATACAGTCATAATATGGAGAAGGCAAATGATTAATATCAATTTTCAACAGCTAGTTGATAATTATTATGAAACAAATTATAAATATCTAACCAGAGCAAAGGCTTTTTATAAAGGGGAATTAAGTAATATACCTCAACTAGCAAAAATTCAAGATTGGTATACTTTCTCAACTCATCCTGATATAGATACAAACACGTTGAAAGAACTAAGTAAGAATATTGATTACATGTTATTGATTGAGAGGTATGGAATATACAGGGTTCCTGTCGAATTACAAACATTATATCAATTTTTAGGACTTGTATCTGATGTTGCAAAGCAGGTAGTTATATATGGAATTCCTTATGAAAAAAATAGGGATTGTGCTGGGATAGCTATTGATATGACAAAAGCTGATGAAGATATCAAATATTTTGTAGTTTTATGTGGGTTATGTATTGAATTGTGTTCTATAAAACACAACATAGATCTAACAGAATTAGAGATAGCACAATCCTTATTAAGAGAGTAAAAAGGGGAAAGAAAATGGGAGATAAAGTAAATTACTTAAAATCTGAAGCATTAACAAATCTAGTTGACTTATATAGAAAGGATGAAGTGTATAAAAAATATTTTCCGAAAGACCATGAAAAAGAAGTTGAAGAATTTGATGAAAGACGAGCCACCTTTAGAGAATTGAGTTTCCAAACCGGATTGGGAGAATATTTAGAAACTGAAATGATGAAAAACACAATGGAAAGTGTGTCTACTACCAATAGGATATTAAATCTATATCTTCCTGACCCCGAGACCGTCAATAAAAGGCTCAAGAAATTAAATCAAGTTATGAACAACCTAGATCCCGAACAGGATAAAGATAAAATACAAGAAATAAAAAGGAGTATGAAACAATATGATAAACTCAGACAATTACCTGATACTGCCTTTGCAACCAAAGTGTATAGTAGTAACATGGGAGGGTTGGTATTTTTCATAGGAGTAAGTGACCATCTATTTTCAGATTTATTAAAAAAGTATGAAGGTAATGAAAATAAAGTAGCAAAAGCATTAGCAACTGTCATTGCACATGAAACGGATCACATTTTAACAGGAGACTTAGATCAGAATCAATGGACAACAGGGGGGAAGGAAAAGAAAAATTTAGGGCCTGGCGATAGAAACGTTTTATCAGATTCCAGAATAAACTCCACATTATTACGTTACGGATATGAAGATAGTAAACACCTTTTAGACTTAATGGGAATAAGAGGGTCTACTATACCTCAATATTTAATGTCCCCTGCACTAGCAGAAGCGATGGCAAGATTAAAAGAAGAAAAAGGAAATCCAACAAGTAAAGAAGAATATTTGAAACATTTGGCAAATGTAGCAAAGGAATATAATATTCCTGATGAAAATGTTACACAAATAATGGATCAAATTGATGAGAAATGGTTAAAGGAATTATCAAACAACCTTGATAAAGCTGGAAACCCCAAAGATTTCATGAAAGATATTTTTGAAAAACATGATAAAAGTTTAAAAAAATTGAAGGAAGCAGGGTCTATACCAGTATCGGAAAAAGTTATTAATAGTTTTGATAGGTATGAACATGTAATTGATATTATGAAATCCAACATGGAATCTTTTGAAAAAGGTGAAGATCATATATTATTAACAAATTTATGGGCAGATTTATTAGATAGAACCAATAGTTTACTTCCTGAACCTCCAAGTCAAGGTGAAGGCGGTGGACAGGGTCAAGGACAAGGTCAAGGTCAGGGTCAGGGACAAAGTAAAGAAGAAGGAGAAGGAAAACATCAAAAGAAAGGAAAAGGAAAAGGTAAACCTACTGGAAAGCAACCAATGGAAAAAGGGTTTGAACCTGATGATGTATTTGATCCTGATGATTATATTCCTATCCCTAAGAGGAAAGCATGGTCTGAAGAATCAGATTTGAGGGATATTTTAGATGAAGTAAATAAAAGGAGAGGAGGTAATTTTGCAAGTCCTACAGGATCTGCAGATTTAGGAGTAGAATTAAAACCTCCTGGAATAAGTGAAAAATTAAAGAAGGCAATCAAAAATATATTGAAACTAATGTCAAGTTCACTACAACCTCAGATACAAGAAGAATTATATCCTATATGGCAACCATGGGCATTACCTGCTCATATAGAGGCTACAGAAGGTAATCTAGAAGAATTTCCTCCCCCAATAGGAGTTGATATTCAAGCGGTTGAAAAAACTCCTTTTAAAGGTGTAGTATTCACTGTATTTGATGAATCAGGTTCTGTTTCAGATGAAGAATTAGCAATGGCTAAAGAAGTAATGACACAAGTATGTAAATCAGAAAATCTAATACTTGTTGGTGTGAGTCAAAGTGCAGAATCTACCAATGCTGATTTCGCAATCTATAATAAAAATAAACCTGAGACAAAAGAAGATTTCATGAAAAGGTTTAAAACTGGAGGAACAGCAAGGTTTCATGAACACATATTTGATTTTGATGAGTTATCCAAACTTAAAGGATACAGAAAAAGGTTAGATGAAGCTTTACGGAGAGGTGGTGTTAAACATTATAGTGAAGAAGGCGGAAAAGAAGAGCAAACAACTGTTGAAACTCTCAAGAAATTGTGGGACCAGGGAAAGCTAGTAGGGTTAGTATTTACAGATGGAGAATTGATTCCAGAAGAAATAAATACTGACAAATATAAAAAATACGCAGAAAAGGTTGGATTTCCTCCAATAACATACATCTCTTTTAGAAACCCTAATGTAAAACCTTTTAATGTTTCAGAAAATTTGAAGAAAAAACTAATAGATGTTTATCATATACCTACAGATAAAAAATAAAGATAAATAGGGAGTGTATAAAATGACCACAGAAGCATTACAAAAGAAATTAAAGGTTTTGAAAGAATTAAAAGCTCGGCTTGAGGGTGCAACTCATGCTGGAGAAGATAGATTGAGTTTTGGAGATGTTATCACACGTCCAAAGGATGCAAAGGATTTAATAAATGCCTCTTTATTAGAAGAGGGCACAGATAATGCAAGAGCCGAAGCCTTCAAACGAGCTATAGGTAGTCCTGTTTCAATGGCTGATACAATGATGGGGTTGATTGCAGACTATCCTGCTGCTTTGAAAGCAAGAGCACATGAAAATAGAACACATACCTGGAACTTACATGCTCCTGCTGGTGCTGGAAAATCATTTAATGCAGGTGCAGTAGGAAGTAGTTTGTTATTAATGCACATCGACACAATGAATAAATTAGATGAGGGGAAAAAGAGAGAAGATATTGTAAAAGGATTAGCAAAAGATGCAGAATATTTATTTTCCCCTTATCATGAATCGTCTCAATTGAAGGTTGATTGGAATAAATGGGCAGACAAATTTGTTGACAGTGTTATAGAATACAGTAAATCTCCTGATGCGTCTAAATTAAAAAGCCTTTCAAAAGTATTATCATCAGGAGCTACATATAAAGATTTGCACTCTCTATTATCAGTTCAGACTGTTGCTTTAAAAGGAGGAAGAGGAGGAACGTCAGAAGCTGAAACAATGAGAGTGCAACCTTCAACACCAATAGCAGTATTTGATGACTTATTCAGTTCTGCACCTAGAAAAGACCAAGGGACATTTACAGGGTTATTGCATAGTTTAGGAGATAAAGGAAGCTCATTAGGGATGGCTGTATTCACAAATAACCTAGACAGTGCATACTTTCAAAAATTTATAAATGATTCACTAGGTGGAGGGAACACAATACAGGGATTATATGCTAGATCGGGTGTTGCTTTAAAAGTAGGAGCTATCGATGAAAAAGCTCTTAGCAAGAGTCGTGAGATAATGCACGATGGGTTGCAGGAACGTCTGCAAAAGCAATTATTAAAATATGTATATCAAGGACACATAAAAAAGGATAGTAATGCTGAAAGGATATTAAATAATCTGGTTAATAGTGCTCCTGACCCTACAAGAGCTAATAATGCCTTAGTAAACATGAAAACAAGTTTGAAAAAATTTATAGAAACCAATGGAGAAGATAGTATAGAAAAGGCTTTGCAATTGCATGATATAGCCGATGAACAAGGAGGGTTACGCACATTAAAAACATTGAGGGATGCGGCAGGGGTAGATAATAGTTTAGCAGGTTTACTGTATGCCCAAACTAAAGGTGAACCAAATGAAAGGATGAATCATGTCAAGAATTTATTTGATACTTTGCATAACATGACTGAACATATTGGGTATCCTTTTAATAAGAAACAATTAAAATTTGAAAATGAAGAAAAAGCTGATAAAGTTTTTAAAGATTTAACTTCTAAACTAGGTGATAAAGATGAATTAATTAAAGCCTTAGATGAATTAACAGCCAATCAAGCAAAAGAAGAAACAAAAGCTGAAAAGAAAAAACCTGGTAAAATAAATTGGGATAGAGTCAAAAAAGCATTTGAAGATATCAATGTCAATGATTTTTTTGAACATTTAGTAGATCAAATACAATGGCAGTCCAAGACTCCAAAAGGAGAGGAAGATTATAAGAATTACAGTTTAGTTGAAGCATTAAATTCATCACATGTATGTCGTAAAGTAAAAGGGGTTGATTTAAAGAATGCCAGAGAAGAAGATCATATAGTACTGTCAAAATCAGGGGATTCAGCCATTGCAATAAATAAAGGAGACTTATTAAAAGATAGGCCAATCAAGCAATTAAGTGAATTTGCAGAGACTGTATTGGATATTGCCAAGAATCCAGAAGATGCAAAAAGCTATTTAAGAGATATCCTATTTTCTAGTTATAGTCCTATAGCAGCACATGCGTTAGCATCAGGTTTAGGATTATATGAAACTGGAGGAACATCAATCAAAGGTATTAGAGGGCATCTGGAAGAACTAAGTAAAAAATTATCATATAAAGAAGAATATGATGATAATGATAGGAAATTAGCTGCTGAGACACTCTATAATATGTCAAAAGAACATGACGCACTGGCATTGAAATCAGTAGATGGAATGCACAAAGAATTTAAAAACATACTGGATGAATTGATTGATCCGAAATCATTAAAATTGAATGAACAAGCAGTGCATCAATTAAGAGGGGTAGAATTATTAACAGATGTATTATCAAAAACAAAGAATTTAAATAAAGATATACTTAGTCATTTAGGAGAGGATTTGCCAGAAGAAGATATTATGAAACTTCAAGGATTTGCTTCTAACTTCAAGAAATTATCTGAAGAAACATTTACTCCTAACAAACCAGAAGATGAAGAAGAATTTAAGAAACAATTAGAAGAATACAAGAAAAAAGAAGTATGTCCTGATAATGTAAGAGAAGCCGTTGCAGATAAGGCTTATAGTACCGTTCCTCATACAAACAAAGTAAGTAACTTCACATTATCATTAGCAAATACAAGGTTGATGAGGATGCTGGGAATTGAGTAGCCATCTCCTCTCCTTCATTTCCCAATATATATTAACCTGCAGGACATGAAAAATGTCTTGCAGGTTTGTTATGTTAAGAAAACATAGTTTCTAAAATTAAGTTGTTATCTTAAAATTTAAAATATCACTTAATTTAAGAAAAGGAGTGTATTTAATTATGTCCAAAATCATATATTTTGATGGTGCATGTTTACCTAAAAATCCTGGGGGAATTGCTTGCTTTGGTGTTGTTGCAACAAGTAACGGTAATATAATCAAGAAAAAATGGGGTGTTGTTGATGAACAAGGAACTAATAATATAGCAGAATGGGCAGGACTTGTCGAGGCAATACGAATAGCAAAAAAACTTGGATGGGATAATGTTAAGATATTAGGCGATAGCCAGTTAGTAGTAAACCAATTTAATGAAAAATGGAAGATTAATAAAGAACATCTATTAGATTATTTCATTGAAGCTCATGAAGAGTGTCAAGGATTGGATATCATAGTTGAATGGATACCTAGGGATAAAAATATAGCAGATCCTGTATGTCATAGAGCGTTTGTAGAACATGTAGAGAATCAAATAATAGCACAGGCAAAACAAGAAAGAGAGAACTGTATAATAAAACAATTAACCCATAAAACTTTCATAATTATCAATAAACACAATAAGAAAAAATATAAAGTTAGTATAGATCCTAATTTTTCATGCTCCTGTTCATTCTTTAAAAAATATAATGCACATGCACTATTAAAAAGGAGCAATTTGAAAATAAGATGTAAACATTTTTTCATACTGGAATGGTTTTTAGAAAAACATAAATAAAAAAGAGGTGTGGATATCATGAAAAGGGCAATTATAAGCAAAAACAGGAAGAAAAGGGTGAGGAGACCGTATGCTCCTTGTCCATGTAATAATAGAAGAAAGAAAAAAGTAAGGAGGAATTAGTATGGCATCACTACAAAAAATTGTATTATTATCAGGTGCAAGACATCTAGGGATCAATAAATTAATGAGTGATAAGGTGATTTTAAAATGTATCAATGGATTTCATTCCGATGGAGAGGCTAGATTTGAACCACAAGAATCTGTAAAAGGAAAAGAAATAATAGTTGTTCAATCATGTTATCGTCCTAATGATCATTTACTTGAGTTATTAATTGCAATTGATTCTTTGAAGAGGGGAGGGGCTGCGTCTATTACAGTATTAACACCTTATTTTCCTTATACAAGGTCAGACAAATTATTTACAGAAGCATCAGCTATTGGATTAAAGGTTGTAGCCTCATTATTAGAACAAGCAAAGATAGATAGGTTGATAGTATTTGATATGCATTCAAGGGATTCCTCACTTGCATTTAATTTACCTGTAGTGCACATGTCTATAGTTCCTTTGCTCGCTAGATATTTTAAGGATTTTTATATGCCTAACAAAGATTGGGTAGTATGTGCAGCAAGGGAAAATGTAGTAGAACCTGCATTACAGTTTGCAGAACTAGCAGGGATTGAAAATTTTATTTTATATCCTAAAAAAGCCAAAGAAAAAACAATCAGGGGGCGGATAAAAGATAAGACAATAGTCATATATAATGATATGGTAGACCACAATGATACAATATATGATTGCTGGCAAAAAGTTTTAAGTAAAGAACCAAGAAAAGTTATATTATGTGGGGTGCATGGAGTATTTCCTAAAGGAAGTGAAGAAAAATTCAAAAATGTTGCAATATGGGTAAGTGACACATTACCTTGGAACATCAAAGTTCCATATTACACAAATTATGCACCTTCAGGTCATTTTTTGCGTCAAGTTATAGAATCCTGTTTTTCAGGAGCTGCCTTACATGATTTATGGGATGAAGGTTATACAGGAGATATTGAATATGTTGATATAACCGATCCTGATGGTGAGAAAAAAGAAGAAAAAGTAATTGGAACACACGAAGACCATCCATGCTTAATGTGTAATTATCCCACTGAAATTCATATAACTCCAGGAAAGGGAGAGTTACATAGATGTAGGCTTGTTTGTCCATCATGTGGATTAAAAACAAGTAGAATGACAATAAGAGTGAAAAACATCGAGGACATAGAAGAGGTAAAAAAAGCAATTAACCTAGCTTCTATTCCTAAGTAAACATGGAGTCTCAACTTAGCTTAATCAAAAAATCTAATGAATGGTTGAATACTTATTCATATTGTTCTCCTTTATGTAAATCAGAACAAGTAATTATCAGGTTTGCCTCCAACCTTCACATGAAACTAGTTGATAATCCTATAGCTAGGGTTAACATGTTTGATATCATTAAGGAGGTTGGAGGCAAGATACATACATTAGGGGTATATAGCTACAACAACATTGAAGGAACAGTATTCATCCATTCAAAAAACAATTTTGATATATTTCTTCCTGAATATACCTCTCCCATAAGAGATATGTATACACTAGCTCATGAATTTGGACATTACATATTGCATGCAGTAGTCAAACAAAAATTTAAAGTGTGGGCTAGTAAACATGGAAAAGGGCAATTAGAGAAGGAAGCTGATTGTTTTGCTATAGGATTTCTAGTACCTGAAAGGATTCTTGATGATTTATCTGAACAAGAAGAGAAATTGACACCTGGATTAATCAGTGATGTATTTGGAGTATCATCTCATATTGCAAGAGTTAGGTTAGATATTTATCAAAACAAGAAAATATGAGATATTCACTCTCACCTAATTTTAAAACCCAATCTGAATGATAATATGTAAACGTAATAAAAATGTCATCTCGTCAAGATCTCAATGTCTCGCATGGTGATTTGAAAGCAGGATGGAGATAATTATCAAGGTAGAAATTAAATCTGGTTATCAGACAATGATATCTTTCATTCTCACCCAGTTTCTTAAAAATCAGGTATGATAATATGTAAACATCATAAAAATGTCATCTCGTCAAGATCTCAATGTCTCAGACGGTGATTTGAAAATAAGGCAGAGGACAATTGAAGATATTTAAATTGATAATAATTAATATTGAAGGCATTAAAACAAATTGAACCTCTGAATCTGATTCAGAGTCAAATTTCCAATAATTTCAAAGACTTATTTAAATTGAAACAAATTTTTAACAATTTCAATAATTTATAAAATAAAAATGCCATGCCTAATATTTAAATTAGACATGGCAAATATTTAAAATTATTTAATTTTTTGCTATTTTAAATAATTCCAATAATTTACAACCCACTTCACAAAATCTTTATAATTTTCAAAATAATAAACTTCCTTTCTTTCATCTATTAATTTATTTATAACCTCTTCAATATTTTTACAATTTTCCAATTCATTATCTTTTCCACTATCCGTCCATAATGTCATTTCTTTATAAAATCTATATCCATCCGCCAATAATTCTTTTATAAATTTAACTTCTTTATTATTCACACTTATTAAAATTCCTTTTCCTTTATTATTCTCAATTTTTTCTATAATTTCCTCTATTGTCACAAATTCCTCTCCTTCATACTCTTTATACTTTCCACTATCATACCAATTTCTAAACCAATTCCAAAACTCACTCTCAAAATCAAAACATTTAATATTCTCAAATCTCATTTCACCTTTAACCCTTTCGTCCGCCATCCTCAAATCATACCTGCCATTATCCTTTATAACAATAACTTCATCATTAACCAATTCCACAATAATTCCTTTCTTACTATCACTTCTATTTAATACCTCTTCAACTATTTCTTTTACTTCTCTTCTTATAATCCTCATAACCAAACCTCCTTTTAAATTTTTAATTTATTATTATTGCCTTAACTTAATTATTAATATAATAAAAAATAAAAAACTTGTCAAGTTAAAAATTAAAAAAATTTAAAATAAAAATTAAATAATTCCAACAATTTATAAATAATTTTTAAAAAATTAATTTTGTCTAACTATTTAAAATTATTAAAAATTTTCTAACTTATTGAAATTATTGGAGATTTATTCCTGAATCAGATACTGACCAGTAATCATAATTCTAAGATATCAAACCTGATTATAAAAATAAAAAATCCAGACTCACCCGATGCCAATCATCACACAACGAGATTTTAGTTTCTCACCCAGTTTCTTAAAAATCAGGTATGATAATATGTAAAATTGATTAAAACGTCATCTCACCGGTGTTATCATTGTCTCGCATAAGGATTTGAACACATAACCAACTCAAAAACTATACCCAATGTAAGCCACAAGATTTTATAAAAATAATCCATTGAAATATTTCAAAAACATGATCTCAACCAAATCTCATTGTATGAATGTATAATATAAGAAAGTAGAATTAATAACCTAGGTGTGTCACAATGAGAATATAGGTGATATGCAAACGTCAATCAATTCAGGTGGAGAGATAGTGATATGATCCAAAAAATCATTTTTTCAAATCAATAGGGCTGGTGAGTTAATCATCAGCCCTATATATTAGTCTAGAGGCAATCCACCATAATGTGTAATCTTGGACTGACTCTAAATCCATATTTACAGGCCAACCTGAAAGTACATGGAAAGGAACTTTGCAATTCATTTATAGTGGAACCCCAAGGCATCAACCAAATATTCTCATTTGGAAAAGAAATTTTATCCAGATCATCAATAAATCTTTCTACCTTTGGATGATCCCACGTTACTACCTTGATACAAATATAATCTTCATAACAATCTATTCGATACTTATTGATAGAATCAAATAAATTCACCACTTCTTCTATCTTATAAGACTTGGGACTATAATTTACCTGAAATCTGGATATGAGAAGAAGAAAATCTGAAGGGATATTAGCAAGCAATTCAGGAAGCTGATATCCATTAGTTTCAATTTCAATCGTAGAATTAGTCATATCTAAGTCAAATGACAAGAACTTGAATAGAGATACTATATGGTCAATATATAACGTAGGTTCCCCTCCAGTAATAACAAGATGATTAACTAATTTAAACTTTTCTGATAACTCATGAAAATCTAAATCATACTCATTTAATTCTCTCATTTTATCAAGT